AGTTCGGTATGTTCTTGATAACAACAGGGCTAGCTTCTGGCATTGGTGGTATGCCGTTGATGGGCCTATTCGGCGCAATATACAACATGTTCTCTGACGAGTTCGAAGATGACTTTGAATCAATGTTACGGAAGTCTGTCGGTGGAGGTTACTACGACGGGTTCGCAAACGAATTGCTTGGTGTGGATATTGCTAGCCGTATATCTATGAACAGCCTGCTTTACCGCAAACCGTTTATTGAAAAAGATCAAGATCCTCTATGGACACTAGCAGAACAACTTGGCGGTCCAGCGCTCGGTGTGTACCTATCTACAAGCAGAGCGATACGCGACGACATTATGCAGGGTGAGTATCGTCGTGGAGTAGAGAATATGATGCCTGTAGCGGTGCGTAATTTTATTAAAGCAGAACGGTACGGAGAAGAAGGTGTACAGACACGTCGGGGTGACCCCATTGTAGGTGATCTTAATTCTGCTAATCTAATAACTCAAGCATTAGGGTTCACGCCGCAGACAGAGGATGTGCCTTTGGCGGAGATCCGTAAGATTAACAACAACGAGCGTCGTAAACAAAACGCTATAAATTCTAAACGCCAGCGCCTGCTACGCAAACTAAATATCGCACGTCGTGAGGGTGATATTGACGGAATGCGCGATGCTATGAAGAAAATCCGTGAGTTTAATAAACGCTTACCGAAAACTGCACGTAAGTCTGTCATCACGACTGCAGGTAGAAACAGCACTGTGGCTAAGTCCCGCAAGTCTTTCCAGCGCACTACGGGGGATATGGCGGGCGGTATTACCTATACTCCGTTCATGCGGGCTAGCCTGAAAGAGTACGATACTCAGATCCAATAAAAAAACCCCCTACATATAGTAGGGGGTATAGGGAGGAGAACAACCTATATGTCGAGTTGTCACATATAGTCTATCACACTGTTCTCCACAGGCGTAACCCTAATTTACCATCTTCTACGCGAATTTTAATCAAAAAAGACCATTTTTTTAATTTTGCTATAGATTTTAGCTGTTCTTTACACTTTTCCGTGTTGATGCAGGGCACAAAAATGGAATGACCTACCCGCATATCGTTCCATGCCACGGTTATAACTACACCGTCAGGGTTCAGATCACCGACTTTAAGAACTCTCCGCACTGCCGTCGTCCTTCATATCATGGAAGTCTACTGATATCGTACGCGCTGCAGGTAGGTTTAGATGTGTACCTTTGCCTAAACGTATCGATACACGCTTCGCACCCATCTCGTCTTGCAGGTCACGTATGAAGTGTTCGTACAGTACCTGCTGGTTCGTGCACCACTTCTTCAGCGGCTTAGGTAGCAGGTACAGCTTCTTTGTATCGGTTTCATATCGGCCCACCCATTCACCGCGAGGAGACGCTTCGGGTATGACAAGCTCGTCAAGGCCGTTGCTATTGGCTGAGCGCATGTCGTAACTCCCGCGGATCTGCAGGATAGACGCATGGTTCTCAAACACATAGTTGTTCAAAGTCTCGTGCACGGAGGCGGTTGCGTCCTGCAGATGGTTCTTACGGGATATAAGTAGTGCAACTAACCACTTGCGAACCTGCTTTAGATCCCAATCTATAAACCCTAGCTTCTTCGCAATGTATAAACCTGTAAGAGACGCGGCGCACCCTGCAGACCAGAACCTGTGCTCCTGTGCCAGACCTGCACTCTTGTCCAAGTTACGGCGTAACTCAGTTAACCACTCCTCTACCTGCCTTCTATGATTTATAATGTATTGAATGTAACGTATCGCAATCCACCCGTAGTTCTTTGTTATCCGCTCAAACAGTGCGTCTGTCTCTGCCTTCAACGACGGATCTTTCAATGACTTATCTACAGATATCTCCAACATGCGTAGCATCTCTGCTTCTGGGAACTCTTTGTCTCGGCTCAGGATTTGCCAGATACTGGAGTTAGCCGAACTCACAGCGATCAGTTGCCATGGGTCACCCCTGAACCGCTCTGTGTTACCGTTGCTGGACATACGGTTCTTCTGCCGACCGCCTGACAACTCGTACACGTAAGAAGATGCGAAGTCTGGGGTGATGTTCGTCATCTCGTCAGAAGACAGTGGTACGTTCTTCATTACCTCCGCCCTGTTCATGCGAGAGTTTGTTGTGTCTTTGTGGTGGTTCATTAGTTCTTCGGGGTTGCCGAATATACCCAAGGCTGCACGCATAGCGGTTGTCTTACCAACACCCGACCCACCGAACAGATGCAGGCCCATACAGTTCTGACCCGTGAGCGGCATCAAGATTGAGCCGAACCCTGTGCCGATAACAAATTGGTGCAGTTCAAAGCGCGGGCGGTTATAGAATTTCAAACAGTCCAAAAACTCTTCCTGTGTGCCTTCTGGCACAAACGCAGGGAACAGTCCTGCTGTCTTCTTCGACGGGGGGTTGTAATCTACGTCCGTACCGCGCACGAGTGTGTCACCTAAGACAAACTCTTTCATAGCTTTGTTGGTCCACCCAAACTGTAGGTGCGCTTCATCTGCTGCATTAGCCATCTGTAACTCATCAATCCATCTAGTTGTATATCGCATTAGCTTCTCCAAAGTACCGCCCCACGCTGTTACACCATTAGTTGCTACGGCTTTTCTAAACTCTTCTTTTGAAGTTATTGACGCCATGGGGATAGTAAACTCCCGCACACCATCGTGCGGAAGATGTAGGTTAAACACGACCACGTAGCCTCCAAGGGAAGCATCGTGCAGTAACCGCGTAACGTAAAGATCGTGGTGGTAAAGGCACTCTTCGTTCACCTCCCCATCCACAGTAGATCGTATATACACACCACCGTTTCGACCACGAAAATAAGGTTTAGGGTATGTTGGTATTGTAAGCGTTTTGCCTTGCGGGTCTGGCGCTTCAATCTCTTCCTCTTCTTCGGCCTCGGCAACGCGCTCGCCAAGATCAAGAGGCTTTCGTATTTTGCCCTGATGTATGCAGTTTACACACACGTCTGGGGTAGCCTCGTCAAACGTAGAGCATCGGTAAGCGCGGTCCGCTTCTAAGGCGTGCCACTTATTCGTTGTCTCTTCTTCGGTGTAACCTTCGTACCCACGAGATATACTATGTGCGATCTTCAAAGAACCATCGCCACAGTTTTTCAACGTTGCTAGTATACCCCGCCACAAAGGTTCGGATGCAGAGTTGCGGTCTTCTAAGTACCTGCGTATCTGTTCACACCCACGCCCGTCAGCCGTTTTTGTTAGTATGTCTTTGAAAGACCATTGTTTGTTACTCGCCAACTTGTCGAACAACGCAACAGGTGCCTCTACCCCTGCAACCTCCTCTGGAGCTTCAGATATCTCCACAGGCTTGCCATGCAGCAGGCTAGCAAACTCAGCGAATGACGTGGCCTTTGGTAGATCGACACCGTACGACTTCACCTCTAACGGCGGATCTTGTTTGTAGTTGTGCGTGTCAGGGAAACGTAGTACCCGCGAAGAATCCGCAGTCACTCCTGCATCGGCCCGCAGTTTATATTCGGCGCACCGCTGCTTCAATGTTTCAGCAACTCGCGTCCACTGTCTCCGTGGCACGGCCTCGATTAGCGGCCAATATACATGTACTCCTCTACCAGAGTTTACCATAGCAGGAGTAGGCAGTGACAACGCCGTGCAGAACTTACGTACATCTGCTATAGCTGTCTTCTGGTCTGCGTAGTCTTTGCTTGGCCCGCAATCCAAATCAAGAAAGAAGGACCGTAGCGAGTTCACGTTGTCTTGTTTACGTGAATTATTCTGTGTAAACGTGGCTAGTGCGAAATATACGTCGTACCCGCCCTCGTCATACTTGATTGCCGCGTCCTGCAAAGTGTCTATCGAAGTGTAGAATTTCTGCTGTCGGTGGTCTTCGGCAGCATTGGCGGCGAACAGGCAATAATAACCCTCGTCGCTTAGTACGCTCCCTAAAAAACTTTTTGTGTCCATGATTGCAGCTTTCGCTAGAGATAAAGAAGCCGTGATGCTGCATACCCAACGGGCAACACCATCACGGCTACGAAATACTTAGTCGTCAAACTCGGCTAAAATATCATCTAGTTCTACTTCTTCTTTTGGTTTTGGCTTAGCTTTCTTGCGCTCTGCCTTGACAGGCTCAGCAATCTCTTCAGGTTCGTCTGCAGGCAACTCAAACCCAGTAACCTCAGTATCGTCTTCGATAGTGAAACCATCTTCGACATCGAACGGCGAGTAAGCTTCACGTGGTTTGTATTTAATAACCTGCACCGCACGTAGACGTAAGGATACACCTGTGTCTCTCATGTTGTAAGGCACGAACACCACCTGAATGTTAACAGTGCTGCCCGTAGTAAGCTGGAAGTCTTCCGCCAACTCTTTGTTTTTGGCGTCATACTGTTTTGGTTTGTTGGTAACCTGCTTACCGTACGCGCCTTTTAGAGCGGCTTTCCCTGTGAAAGTACCGTCCTCTTCTTTTGTAAACGGCATAGTAATCTTTTCGGGCCAGCTTTGTTCTCGCTTCGCTACATAGGCTTCCATCATAGACTTGAACAAAGTTTTCGCTTGTTCTGCACTCATACGAAACTGAACTTCGTATTTTGCGCCCTCGTCCAGAGGGTCACATGGTACGCTCTTGCCACGTGTACCTGCAGTCTGATCGAAACGGTAGGGTGAGTTTAGGCGTGGATATAGCGCTTCTACGCCACGGATAATATAGGGTGTGTTGGCATCAGCCATTTTTAGTTCTCCTAGTTAGTTTCTATACTAAACCCGTCTTCTTCTGAAAACGGTGATGTTGAAGGCATATCAACCTCAAACGGTTGGTACGCTATAGCTCTGAGCGTATCAGCATGGTTAACCATACCTTCAACGGTCTCGGCTTCGTCTCCTGCAACAGGTCTACGTGGCCTGAAGAAGAGTTTTGGCACGCTACTCTGCGCGTCAAAATAGATTTGAGTTATCACATCCACTGCGCGTGTATTGCGTCCTGTTAAGAACTTTACGTACGCTTGTAGCGGTGTGGCCCCTCCACGCCCCTGCCCAAAAATTGACATGGCAGAGACTTGTAACTGGTATACTTTATCAAGGTCGTCCTCAAAAACAACAGCTAAACGCTGTGAAAATCTACACGCCCTACCACCCCCATCATCTGAACCACGTATGTTTTGTGTGCAGTCAAGACAGCGCCGCGCTTGGCGTCTGTGTTCTGGTACTTCTGCAGCAGGTCTTTGTGTATCATCAGACCAACAGGTGGGTGGCGCAGGGTTAGAAGGATCGTAGACCCCTCCATAGTACGCACGGGATATACCCGCTGCGTTTATAATTACGATGTTCAGCGTGTCTAACTCTCCTTTGTCAGGCACGCTGAACAAACCGTCACGCGTACTTATCCTGCGTACGCCGATCACGATTGCTCCTTGCTCTTCTGCAACGCGTCAACCAGCTTACTAAGGTTAAACCTGTACGTATCCTCCACGTGGATATACGTATCAGATGGTATGTGCCCTTTGGCTAGCCACTTTCTCAGTGTAGACACAGATATGCGTAGGTGTTCAGATACTTCGTTCAATGTTAGATATTCTTGGTTAGTCATTTTTTCCTCACAGAAATAACATATTCCGAATCAACGTTTAGACCTTTCGGAACAAGATCAGGGTTTTCTTCCAAGAATTGCTTTACGTTTGTCTGGTTTAACCGTTTCTCAAAGAAATGAGGTAGGTTGTTTTCCATGATGAACTCGTGCATGGACTCCCAGTCACTGGTCCAGTAACGTTGTTTGGTAGTCCTAAAGAATGATCCTTCGGAAGTTTTGACGCTTGTAACATCGTGGTCTTTACAATGCTGCAAGAGGGCTTGCTTTATAAGATCCATCTTAGCGGTCAGCTTACTGTCTGCCGCCTTGAATGCATCTGACAACTCTGCACGTTTATCGCGCATCTTTACGTAGGTCTTGACCAGCTTTTCGATGGACGCCGCCATAGGTATTCTCCGTTATTTTATTGTTATAGGTGGTATATAGAGGTAATGAGATAGCTAGTCAAGCATCTCTTTGTAAAGATCTATCATTTTAGTGTGTACGTCTATTCGTTTATCAAGGAGACCGTACATGCGCTTCTCTACGTACGAACCCTGCAACTGAATAACTGTGCACTTATGCTGCTGACCAGACCTGTGCACGCGTGCATTTGCCTGTGCGTAGGTTTCAAGGGAGGATGTCGGTCCCCACCAGACAACCGTATTGGCTGCGGTAAGTGTAACACCATGTGCAGCGGCCTGCGGTTGAATCAACAAGACCTGCGGATCAGTTTGTTTCTGAAAACGAGCGAAGATGTCAGTACGCTTACTAACAGGTACGTCTCCGTTTATGATATCGCACGCAACGCCGTCTTTGCTGAGCTTGTCCTGCAAGGCCATGATGGTGTGTTTGAATGGTACAAACACCAGCACTTTCTGGCTGCTCTCATCAATGGCTTCCTTTAGAACTTTATAGCGATTACTTATGTCAAACTCTACGGTGTCGCCCCCATCAACGTAGATAGCCCCCGCCGATATTTGTAAGAGCTTGTTCATAACAACTGCGGCATTGACTGCGGTTACGTCTTCCCCTGCCACCTGCATCACTAACCGCTTGCGTAGCAGTTCATAATACTTCTCTTGTTGCTTTGTCAGTTCTACGTTTCGCTTCACGTACACCATATCGGGTAAGTCCAGACATTCATCTTTGGTGAACCGTATAGCGGGCTGCAGTGCTTGGAACACAACCTCGTTGGCATTCTCTTTTGCGGCCCATTTAAACTGAGTTTGTTTGTACATAACCTTGTCTCGGAACGCGCCGAAAAACCTCGGCACCCCGTCAGGGTTTACCAACTTAGCTAACCCGTACGCGTCCAGCGGAGACTGTGCTGCAGGAGTACCTGTCATCAACCAAAGCCACGTGTCTTCTGTGATAACTCTACGTAACGTCTTCCATCTGCTGGTCTGTACGTTTTTGTAGTGGGTAGCTTCATCTATAATAATGAGGTCGAACCCACCTGCACGGATGTCATCCTCTACAATGCTAACACCATCGTAGTTTATTATGACAAATTCGGCCCCGCCGTTTATGATATCTTTGCGTTTCTTCTTGCTGCCATAGGCAATGTCCACACTACGGTGCATGGCAAAGGTAAACAGATCCTCTCGCCACGCGCTATCCATGATCGACAGCGGGCAGATAACCAATACCCTATTTATCTTGCCTTGTTGCATCAGATAGTCTGCGGCCCATATCGCAGAGGCAGTCTTACCTGTGCCCTGCTCGTTAAAACAGAACCCTCTGCGATTTATCGTTAGGAAACCTGAAGTTTTCTTTTGGTGGTCGAATGGTTTGTATTGACCTGTCCACGTATACCTACCCTCGATAGGTGACGGTACGCTTATGCCCATGCTGTTAAGTGTCTGCGCCTCATCTACGCCCCACTTCACCACGACTTCGTTGTCTGGCAGTAACTTGCAGTTGGGTATGTACTTTGCAACGCGGTTGGGATCTCGCAAGGTCAGCAAAAGCGCCTTGTTCTTCAGTATTTCCACAATGTTCTCCTCGTTAGTACGGGTACTAACTTACTTTTTCTTTTTTGGACTGCTCAGGGCACCGCCTGCCGCTCTGTTTTTGTTGCGACTTTGCACAGTATACCCGTGCTTGTTTGAGCCACCTTTACTTAGCGGTTTCTTGTGCGCGATGTCTTTACCCTCGCGCTTGTCGGCTTTGCCGTTCTTGTTGGCGTCTTTGCCAGTCTTATCCATTTTGCGCCGCGCACGCTGCCGCTCCATACGGTCCTCGTGCTCACCTCTAGCCTTCTGCTGTTGGTATTCTTTCTTGTACGGGCGGGGCTTGTTTACGTAAGGCATCAGTTAACTCCGTTATGTGGGCACTCTACCACGGGGCAATGGCGACGACATAATCCGCTAGGTCGGGGGTTCCATACATCGTTTTTCGCGGCTTCGGCCATGGCATTATACTTGATTATCCACTTCCCCCAAAGCTCTTTTCTGTCATCGAAGACATACTTCTCCTGCACAAGGTCACGACACACCACAAAGAACAACGCTGCGTGCACTGTCTTTACTTCAGGGAAGTGCGCGAACACCGAAAGCGCCATTAGCTCTAGCTGCCCTTTGTCTGCATACCGTGCGGACTTGCCTGTCTTGTAATCGACTACACGTGCACGACTACCGTTTACGATAATAAGATCGGCTATACCTCGAAACCACACGTCTTTGTCGTAGAATCCACAAGGTTGTAAATCTTCTGTAATACCTAGCTT